TTAACTTCAAAGGGTGTACCATAGTATTGATTGTCTTCAAATTTATAAGTATAATCGTGTCTTTCGCAAAAAGAAATAATTTTATCTAACAAACCTACATAGATTTGTTTTGATCTCATATCGAACAGATGTATCTCTCCATTCCAATTTCTCTTTCGGTATTGGGGCATAAACTTTGCTCCCTCTACTTCAAAAGTAAAGTGGTCTCTTAACTCATACTCAATATGAGGTTCAGAATTAATTTTTAAAAATACTTCGTTAGCCTTAGATATTATGACATTGGCTCTTGTGTCAATCACTTAACCCATGCATCTGGGTTATTTATTAATCTTTTTCAACAAACCAATTAAATGACATTGTATACCTCTCAAAATATTCACTACAATCTTTTTCAAACCGAGGAGGACTATGGTATAAATGTCCAGGAAATAATAACATACTATTTTCAGGAGCTTCTACAAATCCATACTCTTTAAACTCAGTTCCATTTGCAAAAGAAGGATGTGAATTCATATAATATATTCCTACATAATCTACAGGATGATTATGCATTGAATATTGATCCTCCTTACCCTGAGTCATAATACACCATGATCTATCTGGTCTCAATTTTTTTTGAAGATATTCTTGAGCACACAGATCAGCCGCATAATGTATATCACTAAATTGTTCAAACCAACGCAAATCATTATCAGATTGATATGCTGGAAATTCTGTTTTTCCTTCCTCTGATAATTTCTTAAGAAAAGGTTTGCAATCTTCTATTAATTTTTTTCTTAAATTATCAGGAAAAAAATTTGTCAGTATAAAATGTTCTTGCATGTTACTTTACCTTGTCCCAATTTCTAATACTTATTGCTCCCCATGACTGATACATTGCGTTATCATCCCATAAGTGAGCATCACTATGTTTTCTAGAATATTCTAATATTTTCTTAAATTCTTCATCATCTTTAAAAGTATCCTTACCTAAGAATTGAGCATAATTCCAAAAGGGAGTATCATATATAGATCCTTTAGAATAATGCCATAAAATAAACTTTTGAATTTTACTCATTCCCTCTTGAACTATATTATTAATATAGTCTGTCCTAGAAAGAATTTTTCCTCCTTCACATTGATCTAGATGCTGCCATTTATCTACAAAGATATCTCCTGCAATAACATTCCAAGCCCATCCCGCTACTTCATGATAAAAATCAAGAGCAGTAGTTTCTAATGGATCTAGAAAAAATAATTTATTACCGTTTAATATAGTCCTTTCTCCGACAAACATATTTTTAGCCATATAATTATCAAAATTTAAATACCCATCAGGTACTACATCAAATCTTTCAATGAAATCCTTTTCTGCCAATTCTTTAGATGTTATATTGCGATTGTAAAGATAACCATAAGATACACCCTCACCAGTTGGAATAACAAATGTCCAGCCATGAGGAGTAGCTACTGTTCTGGTATAAATTAAATCAGGATCTATAACTTTTTTATTAGAAAGAATAACTGCATTTAATGGATTAATAAGATCATTGTATAATTCTTTATCTCTATTATTTCTTCCTCTACAATCAAAAATAAAATTAGCATCTATTTCTGATTCTGGATCATCTATATTTTTTTCTATTACTTTAAATAACCCACTTTCTAATACTGCTTTAGATAAGTGATACGGAGAAAAATGCATCGCCATATTAGCCATTAAAAATGGATGGAAATGTTTGGGTGTTTCCTTACCCCAATTCTCATATAATATTCCACTCTTAAGAACTGCCTTCAGTTTATTTTCTGGTTGATAATAATTAACATTCAAAAGTTGGGATACCATACTAGTAATAGTAGGTAAAGATCCTTGCCCCACTCTCTCTATAGGAATATTAGGATCATAATAAATTTCAATTTCTTTAATTTGATCTGTTCTTATCTGTCCATAAAGACGGTATGCTAATGCTGTTATACATGCAGCATTTCCAGCTCCAACTATTGCTATTTTCATTGACCTATGCATCTATGTATGGGTATTTATTAAGTATTGGTAAGTCATTTAAAACTACACCAACCAGTGAGTATATATTTTATTTCTTTAGGTGCAGCTATGCCATAATGACTATGTGTCCATCCTGCTGGCCAAATATACAAATCCCCTCTTTTAGGAGTAGTAATAAAATTTTGTTGAGGCCAACAAGTTCCTCCACCTTCTTTTATATCATTTAAATAAAACATCCATCCCAATATTTTTTTACAGTTATGATCATCTTTTCCATGTTCCATATGTTCTCCTGAATAACAATTACCAGGATAATATTTTTGGATATTAAACCATTCCTCCATAGTCCAAGGAAATACATTATTACTTAAAAATGAATGTTGTTTAACATATTCATTAATATTAGTTGCTAATAGATGTCCTAAAAATTTAAATTCATCATATCTTAAAGAAGCAAATACTAAAGAATACCCTCTTATTTTATCTTCTTTAGGATCCTTATCTTCTTCAAAATATTTAATGCAATTATTACTTTCTTCTTGAGTTAAAGCTGCATTTTTTTTAAAAATATGTTTATCCAAGACCTGAATTAAACCTCATAAATTCTATTGCATTCTTAATTTGATAGGTTCTGTTTTGTATCACCTTAAGAATACTTTCTAAGTATACTAACATTGTATCATAATAATCTATTTTTAGAGAACTGTTGGATAACTTTTCATCCGCATCCAAATACTTTTGCATCGTATCCTTATCTCTTATTTTCTTGGGAAAGGGATTATCTTGATATACTTCTGGGTCGGATTTCCCACTAAAATATTCATACCGTTCATGACGAATATTTTTTCTTTGTTGTTCTGCTTTCTTTCTTAAAAGAAAGATTGTATTATAAAGTTCAAAATACTTTGCATGAAGAGAGGGGATTTTCAATGATTCTTCGTGTAGATTATCTCTATCTATTTCTGCATCTTTTTCCCACATCTCTTGAATAGAATCAAGAGTTACGCTCATAGTTTATTGCCAGATAAATCAGTGATGTTAAAGATAGTATACTTGAAAGATACGTCTGCTGTAAAGTAATTTATATCCTCAGCCGTGGCATCAAAATTTAGTGTTGATAATGTTGTAGGAAATAAGTTTTGGAATACAACTTTAAAATTAGGATTCTCTGCACTGGTTAAAATTTGAAGAGTTCCATCAGAATAAAAATTTAATTGAGACTTATCAGGTTGCTCTAAGTCAGGATTTGCATTTTGAAAATCAAAAGCATCCTGTAGAGTTTCTGCATAACCAACTGATCTTATCCAATTAGATATCTCAAGATAATTTTCTAAATTCTCATCAACAAGAAAACGTAAATTAAAATCACCAAAGGTAACCTTATCGCCAGGTAGGGGTATATCTTTCAAGTAAGTAGGTTGTTCGGCAACACCTAGATTTAACTCAGGAATATTTGCTTCATTACCAAAGAACGAAACCTTAGGTGCTCGGTTTAAAACAAACTTAAACCCAGTAGGCGATAAAAAATTTCTATTCTTTATCTGATTATCGTATATACTAGCCATTCAACCTTTTCTAAGTATTTAGACAAAAAAAAGACCCTTCCGAAGAAGAGTCTTTTGAGAAATATAAGCATCTCGCTTACATAAGGTTCTTAACAGCAACACGTCTGTAGTAGCGGTTAGCATTAAGATGAAGTTTACCCATACCTTGCTGTGATCCATCGGCAAAGGGGTTCGCAACGATTCCGTAACGAGTCTTAAATCCGATTTTTGGCTGGAATGAATTCTCTCCAACTGCACGAACCATCTGTAGTGGAACGTATGGGCAGTAGAACAGACCAGCATCATAAGGAGATGAACCCTTATAACCAACAACGTAGTACTGGTTACCTGGAGTAGTGTTAGCAGTCTGCGTAGCACCACCAATGTTAGCAGAATAAGGATCGATATATACACGATACTTACCTTGAAGAACACCAGCAAATGTGTTACCTGTAGGATCAACCTGTAGGTTAGCATTAAGTGCAGGAGTGTAATCAAGTACACCAGCCATTGTTAATGCAGATGCAACGTCAGCAGAGCAAAGGATGATATTACCCTTTCCACGACGTGTTCTTTGAGCGATTGCGTTTGCATCTCTCTCGATCTGGAATAGAAGTCCCTTGAACTTCTCAACAGACCATCTACCATTGGAGTCAACGTCTAGGTCGAAGATACCTGCGGTAGCAACGTTTTGTACAGCACCCTGCTCAGCAACCTTGTAGATAGTTCTGATAACTTCTCTGTTAATTTCAGCAAGTATCTCAGTACTAAGGATGTTAGCAAGTTCTGCTTCTGCATTAAGACCATGAATTGCTTTAAGGTCTTGAGCGAGTTCCAAACTGTACTCTGCTTTTAGTGCTCTAGACTTAGCGGTTACAGTCACCTTCTCGATGGAGAATGCCATCTCGTTGAAGTGACCATTAGTGCCGTCGCCTAATGCTTCAGAGTCACCAGTTGCCATACCTTGACCCAATGAATACTGAGCTTGAACAGCATCAGAAGCATTGTTTTCTAGGATAGCAGGGTTTGTACCTCTCTGAGTTGCGGTAGAACCGAAACCAACAGTACCATCGTCGTCAGTAGCATCAGTGTAATCACCCTGAGTTGTCTGACCAACATTGGTTCCTGCCTTATTAGCAGAGAATGCAGAATCTGGTTCGTTGAAGAATGCTTCAGTTCCAGACTGATCTGTGTAGCGTGAACGCATCGCAAAGATTAGTCCAGTAGGACCATTCATTGGCTGAACGCCAGCTAGTTCATAAGCAACCAAGTTAGGCATTGAACGCCTGATTAGACTGATTAGAACTGGGTCGAAACCTGCAACAGGGCCAGCTGAAGCTGCACCACCACCATATGCACCAGAAGCACCTACAGCGTTACCACTGTTAGTAGGAGCTGCCTCTGTTAACATTGAGGTTCCGTTCTCAAAAGCGGCTTGCTCTTTGAGGAATTTTTCTTGGTTCTCTAAGAGAACTGCGGTTACTGAACGACGGTGAGCGTCTTTAATGGGCTCTACCCCTTCAGCATCGAGAAGTGGACTCCACTTCTCCATAATTTGTTCGGCATTGTACATAGTACTTTACTTAATAGAGTTAAAAGGTTTTACTATTTCTTTGACAACGATAAAGCTTGGAGATAATTTGACATTGATGCAGTCACATCAGGTCCAGTCTCGTTGCTAATACCCTCCGAAATGGTTTCGGATTTATTGGAAACCTGAGCTTTGCCATCCTTAGGGAAATAAGATTCTCTAAGAGTAACTAGCTTCTCACGGTATTGTGTTTCACCCTCAAACTCAACTCCTTCAGATAGTGTCTTTAACTTCTCCTTTTGGGTCTCAGCAAGTCCTTCGGCGATATCACGGAAAATTCCATCAGCTGTACTGTCGCCAAGACGCTTGTTAAGAGAGATGTTCTTCTCTAACTGTTCATTAA